AGCGGTTACTGCTTAGTTTACACAGTGCCGAAGAGCTTAACGCCTGCTTCACTGCGGTACGTCTCGACCCCGTACAAAGTGTCGGCAACCATAAGGTCTGCAAGGTACTCAGCCTTATATTGGGTCTGGACGCGAACGCCAAGCTGCTCCGCGAACACGATGGCGTCTTTGTGCATGAGCAGAGCGCCTTTCTCGTCCGTGTTCTCGGTGGGCAGGTTGGTGGACACGTACACGTCAACGCCGTAAAGAGACCCGATCTTGCCAGTCTCAACAGGCTTGCCGGTCACAAAGTCGGTGCTGACGTAGTTGGTCACGCCAAGCAGCTCCTTCTTCATTGCGGGCGGAATGATGAACACGCGGTTGTCCATCGGGACATCGTTGTCATCAAGCACCTGCAAAGCTTCGCGGAAGCCAAGGTCGGTGAAGCCAGCCGTTGCCGTACCAGCAGCGGTTTGCGTGCCAGCGCCGGTGAGGAACTCAAGCTGAGAGGTGAAGTTAGCAGCCTCAGCAATGAGCGCCGTGTCAACGCGGGTAGCGAGTGCATAGCCAGCATCGGAGGTGTAAAACTGGCGCAGGCTGTTGAGGGCCTGGACGTCCACGATGTCTTCGATGAGGCGGCTGTACTCGTAGTGCTGGTCGATAGCAATCGTCAGCTCAGACTCGGTGGCAGCGATCAGCGTCACTTCCGTTTGAGCAGCCTTGACGCTGGCATTGCCACGGGTCGGCTTCGGAATGTGAATCGTATCGCCTTTCTTGCCGGTCATGCTCATAGAGCGAACAAGAGGCTTAACAACCAGAGACTTCTCGTATGCAGCAATAATTTCATCGGACCAAATCTCGGGGATGAAAGTCGCTGCGGTGGTTTTCGTTACGTGGTTAGTACCCAAAGGCATAGTAGTTACTCCGTTAGTTTAATCATTTGACTCGACCCTCTTGATACGCTTTCATGATTTCAGGCATGAGGGCTTCGTATCGTTTCGGGTCACGGTTCATTAGTTCAATAATGTCTCGACGCCGGTAGACCTTCCGCGACTTAGTGCTGTCGGGGTTGGACCGTGCCGAACCTGTAGAAGCTTTCTTGATTTCGTTCTGTTGAGCCACCTTTTCGACTTTAGCGGTTTGCTCGACGATACCACGACGCTCTTTATACAGCGTTAGCAGCTCGTCTGCGGCAGCAAAGTCATAACCTTTATCTGCGCGCTCAAACAACTCACGTCGAACTTGCGACTTACCAACCCACTCCTGAAAGCCAGAGTCCGTAAGGACTTCTTTCATGTCAGGGTGTGCAGCTTGTAGTTGGGCTAGCGCTTGAGACTTCGCCATCTCTGCCGCCACAGCCTGAGACTGCTTAAGCATTGGATGGTTCTCAATAGCCTTCCTAACTGCTGCTTGCGGATCGGTGAAGAAGTCCACCTCGTCCACTTCTGGTTCCGGTGCAGACGGAGCCTGTTGCGCTGCGATAGACTGCTTAACCATTTCGTCAAAGGCTTTACGTAGCTCTCCGACTTCTTGGCTCTGCTGGCCTAAGCGTTGCTCAAGCTCTCTGTGCATCGTTGCAATCTCTGATGCACTTTTGCCCCTGTACTTCTCGGGGAGATCGTCTTCGGATGCTTGTGGTTGTTCTACCTCTTCCGCTTCAACATCAGCGGTTTCTGGCTCCAACTCCTCAAGCGTACCGACTTCGGTTGCCTCATCAAGTTGTTCTTCGGGGGCGTCTACTAATCGTGCCATTATTAAACTCTCCGGCCCTTGCGGGTTATCAGATTAAACTAAACGGGGCGTATGGCTTATGCTTGTCCGTTCTTAAGGCCAGCCTTGATATGCTTTCGCTCCCACTTCATAGCTGCGCCGGGAAAACTCCCAGAGTAGCCTTCGAGCTTACAGCGTACAGGGCTGATGATGCGCTTGGCAGGGGCACCGCAGGCTCCGCACCGGAACGAGTCGCTATCCCTACCAAACACTTCAGTTACTTTTGAGCAGCTTTCACACTGCACATCCAAAATTTTACGCATCTTCTTCCGAATCGTCCGCTTGTTGCTCTGCTGCTAGCACAGCGTTTTCCCAACCGGCGATTTGTAGCAATGCTTCAAAACGACCTTTAGCTTTCCAAAACTCGTTGGACGAGTCGATGGCGCCAAGGTTAAGGCTTTGAATAGCTACTCCAATTTCTTTTTGGAAATGCTTCCAGCCATCCGTAAGGAACAGGCTACGGCAATCTTCAAAAAACTTTTGATCTTCGCTACTCATCTACTTTCTCCTTCGTTGCGCTGCGGCGGGTGGTTGCTTGTGGAGCCGATGCTAGTGCATCAACTTTTTCCTCAATAGCTTCTAAGCGCCTGAACACATCCTGAAGGTAGGAAGTAGTGTTCTTAACTAATTCGTCAAACTTTGCTTGCGTAACAAGTGACATGGTTGTCTCCGTGAGGCCATGAA